ATTTTTGTCATAATCTGATATAATCATTATATGATAAAAAGAGCGCTCTTCGGAACCGTTGTTGTTTGTAGCGCGATTGCCTACTCACACAACTCCAAATCTGATGTTAATGTCACTCGACTAATTTCAGAAAAAGAAGTCGAATGCCTCGCAACTAATATTTACCATGAAGCACGTGGTGAGTCGATAGCTGGTCAGTTGGCAGTTGCTTTGGTTACAGATAATCGTAAGAAAGATATTCGTTTCCCAAATACATATTGCGATGTTGTGTACGAGGGTCCTATGCGTGAGTCTTGGAAAACTCGAAAGCGGAAGGACATTCCTTCATCTGATCGAATTTATTTCCCAGTCAAACATAGATGCCAGTTTAGTTGGTATTGCGATGGCAAATCCGATAAAGTGTTGAACGAGGATCTTTGGAAAACTGCATACATGATTGCAGCTGCAGTTGCGCAGGGTGTTGTATTTGACTTCACCGATGGCGCGACGCATTATCATGCAGACTATGTTTCGCCAGACTGGGCAAAGAAATATCATAAAATTGTTAAGATTGATCAGCATATATTCTATAGAACTCGAAGATGAATCTGAAAACTTGCCTAGAACATCTTAGAGATATTGGTGCGGATGAAATACCTCACGGAACCGGAACATTACTTCACCACCTGCTTAAAACATATGAGGTGCTTGCTTTACAGGAGGAAGATGAAGATGTTTGTTTTGCTGGTTTATTTCATAGCATTTATGGAACTAAGTATTTTAGACATGAAACAACTAGCGATAGAAACTCTATCAGAAAATTAATTGGTGAACGAGCCGAACGTCTCGCTTGGAAGTTTTGTGAATTGGACAGAAATAATTTTGATTGGGATGATGAAGATGCTTCCGATCTTTATGCTATAATGGAAGCGAATAAGGTTTCGCAAAATGTTTGATCAAGTTATGTTTTTTCATGATGGCGTTTTGGCACATGATGAAGCTGTTAATCTTTCTAACGAGTTTCATGAAAACAAAGAATGGAAAACTGGCTGGCATTCGAGCAGCAAGATAGATCCTGATCAGTGGCATTGGCATCGTTCTATCTGGCAAGATGAAAGCCATATGCCAGAAATATTAGAAGATGTGATGCGGGATTCGCCTGACATAAAAGTTTTATGGGATAATGTAAATGAAAAGCTGAAAGAAGTTTACAGGCAATCTTTCCTCCCAATTCGTGCATACGCTAATGCACATACATATGGTGTAGATGGTGGAATACACACAGATGATGGTCACGTGACTGCAATATATTATCCTGCTCAAGATTGGGATCCTGAGTGGGAGGGTGGTACAGGGTTATTCACAGAAAATGGTGACTGTTTAAGATATTGTCGTTATCGTTTCAATAGGATGCTTGCGTTTCCTGCAAAAACTCTGCATAAAGCAATGCCGCTGTCGAAAAAATGCACAAGACTGAGAACGGTTATAGTGTTCAAATGTATTGTGGATGTGGATCATAGTTTATATGAAGAGTGGTATCGTGATAACCCATAAACTCTTCCCAGCACTTGTTCACGAGTTTCATTACAATAAGAATGAAATGGTGAGGCAGATTGTCCGTGAAGATTGTATGGACTCTGTTGTTGATGGAAGAGCAAACGAGATAACCAATGCGTTCCTACACCATAATCAAAAGTTGGTTGAGTTTTATTTTTATGTTTCTCAATGTGTTCGCGAATGCATAAAAGAGTATCGGGTTGATCCAAATAACGTCAATGTGTATATCACAAAAAGTTATTTCAATGTGATGAATACAGGTTGCCCACCTCATCATCATGCAGACTCTGACGCATCGTTCGTGTATTATTGTAACATTCCAAAAGGTAAGGAAGACGAGTTACGATTTTATGATGACCACAAAATAGATTTCGGGAGTGGATTTCCTGAAACATTTTGTGCAACCGAATGGAATATAGGAAACTCGTCGAGTTGGGGATTTGTTCCGGTTGAAGGGCAGATGTTTATATTTCCTGGCAAACTTTCACATGGTGTTAGCGATAATAAAAATTGGAAAGCCGAAGATTATGAATGGATACAGTCGCCGCATGATTTCATGAGCCACAGAGTTTCGATTGTTGGTGATATCATTCTTACATTTTCCGAATCCTACAAACAACAAAAAACTCATGGCAACTTTTCGCCAGATCAATGGAGAATGTTCATTGGATGATTGGCAAGAATATATCGAGTTTGTGTGTAAACAGATGGAAAGAAAGTATCGCCACACATATCTTCGAATGAAAGGAAAGATGCCTCTTCTAGAGTGGGCAGGTATAGACGGTGTTGATCGCTCGGTCGAAATACCAAAGTCATACGAAGAATGGAAGTCCCTTTACAAATGATACTTTATGATATAAAATTTGATAAATACGAAAGGAGTTTACGATGGTCGTGAAGGCAGGAAAAGTATGGGGTCAAACAGAAGCGATAATACAAAACCCAGTAGTAGAGTTCCACCGAATCTCGGTTCAAACTGGATATCGCTGCTCGACGCACAAGCACTCCTACAAATGGAATGGTTTTTATGTCGAGACAGGCGAATTAGAAATTCACGTCATAAAGAACGATTACGAGTTGACGGACGTCACAGTCTTAGGACCAGGACAGTTCACAACAGTAAGACCAAACGAATATCATTACTTTGTTTGCACGCAAGATTGTGTTGCTTTCGAGATCTATTATCCAGAACTCCTCAGCGAAGATATACAACGTCAGAACGTAGGAGGCACAGCATAGAAATGGATATTGCGAAGGAACTTGATATTATGACTTCTGCGAAGTTTAGAGAATTGCTCGAAGAAAAAGTTGCCAAAGACAATGTCAGTTATCTTGATGCGATCGTTGATATTTGCGAAAGAACAGGTTTAGAAATTGAGAGCGTTCCTAAGATGCTCAATATGAAAATGAAGAAAATTCTTCGCAACGAAGCAACGAATTTGAATATGTTAAAGAAGAAGGGTGCAAGGTTGCCTGTATAGATGGAAGGTTTAAGAGCCTATCAGAAATATCTCGCTATCAAACTACACTTTACATCTGATTATGATTATTTCAAATATGGTGGCAAATCAAGATCCGCTGCCAGCTCTTTCGAAAAGAGGAAGGATGTTTTATTCTTTCGCAAGATCGAGCGTCGTTTTTCGGATGAAGAGTTGACTGATTATTTTGTAGCGAACTTTGTTGAGGATTCCACTTCGAGATGGATTGGTGAACTTTCCTCGCTCAAGTCTGAAAAGACATACGCAGCGTGGAAACGTAAAATGGAATCTTTCACGTATGAGTTCAAAAACGAGATGATCAGTTTGCGAGATATTTCTGATGACCCTGCCAGCTTATGGCGTGTAGAATCAAATCAACATCCAAAGGTTCTACAGCTTTATCTGGCAAACAAGTTGAGTATAGAATCCATGCTGGCTTCAAATCGTGTTCTGAAATATATTCCGATGTGGGATAAAAATATCGAGGAACAGTTTATTTGGCCAGATGTTTCTAAGAGACTCAAGAAATACGATGGCTTTCTTAAATTGGAGTTGAGTAAAATCAAACATGTTATGAAGGAGGTTTTTCATGAATCTTGAAACAGAATCTTTTGCTGGCGAACTTCGCCAGCTCAGAGAAGAAAATCATAAACTAAAATTGGAGGTGTCGCGTTTAGAAAATAAAGTTGAAATGAATGAGCAAAAAAGACATGCCGAACTTCTAACGGAGTCCGACAAATTTTACTAAATAACACGATATCATGTGTTATGTGGATAAGACGATTATACAACGAACATACGGAGAATACAAATGAACGATACGTTTGCTGCTCTCAAGCGAGAGCGTACCAACTCTTTCGACAAACTTACTAAAGAAGTCGAAAAACTTTCAAACAATAATCAGCAGAATCGGAATGAAGACGATCGGTACTGGAAACCAGAAACCGATAAGGCTGGCAATGGCTATGCTGTCATTCGTTTCCTGCCTGCACCGCAAGGCGAAGATGTTCCTTTCGTGCGTATCTGGAACCATGGGTTTCAGGGACCAGGAGGCTGGTACATTGAGAACTCGCTGACAACGATTGGTCAGCAAGACCCAGTCGGTGAGTATAACTCAAAGCTCTGGAACTCTGGTAACGAAAGCGATAAGGATATCGTGCGGAAGCAAAAGCGTCGCCTGACTTACATCTCAAACATCTATGTTGTAAGTGATCCTGCTAACCCCCAGAACGAAGGTAAGGTTTTCTTGTACAAGTATGGCAAGAAGATCTTTGATAAGATCAATGATCAGATGAATCCTGCGTTTGCGGATGAGTCTGCTGTAAATCCCTTCGACCTTTGGGAAGGTGCAAACTTCAAGATGAAGATCCGCCATGTAGAAGGATATCGCAACTACGACAAGTCTGAGTTCGATGCACCCACTCCTCTTCTTGAGGATGATGATGAAATGGAAAAGGTATGGAATTCACAGCATTCGCTTGCTGCGTTTATCGCACCCGACCAGTTCAAGTCATATGACGAACTCAAAGCTCGGCTCGATCGAGTGCTTGGTCTGAAAGCTGGTGCTGCCTCTCGTGATGAGGACGTTCGTCAGGATACTCCTCCTGCTCCAGTTGCTGAACCAACTGTTGGTAAATCAGCGAAGGCATCTTGGGATGATAATGAGGATGACGATAATCTCGCCTTCTTCGAAAAGCTCGCCGAAGATGACGATTAATAAGAGTGGGGGACTTCGGTCCCCCATTTTTTAACTGACCATTGCGAGCTGTGATGCTTTCATATATGTTGGATCTGGATTAGCTGCTCCTCGGGCAAATAACATTTTATCCGAAGCAAGTTGAGAAGATCTTGACGCTGCTACACTTCTTGCTTTTTGCATATCACCAGCACCACCGTCTACAGTTTCTTGCGACGTTCCTGCATCTATATTTACTGAA